TTACCAGTATCAACAGAAATATCAATTTCTTTAAATTTATATGTGGCAGGATTAAAAAATATTGTTTTACTTGCATATACACCCGATCTAATCTGATTCATCAGATTTTGATCTTTAGATATAGTTAAAGTTGCTATTTTATAATCACTATCCTCTGATTTTGATTGATAAGATGATTCACTAAATGCATTATAATTATAAGTTTTTTCATATGGTTCAGAATTAATTAATGTATCTGCAGCAACATATCTAAACTTACTCTTTGTCTGATAATAAAAATAACCAGGATTTGCAGTATTTGCTGGTATTGATTGTTTTGCCAACATACCAATTAAATCTATCGGTCTTTTAGTCATTCCAGCAAAAGATAAAGCATTACTAGAATCATCCACATCAATCTCACTATCAGTTAATTTAAACTGAGTCTTTAAAATATTCTTTACAGATTCGCTAATCTTTCCATCAAAATGTTGAGTAACTCTTTTAGTGGTATTTGTCCATCCTACCCTCGAAGTAAATCTTAATTGAATAATTTCCGAAGATGAACTCTTATCTATAATCTGAACTTCATTAATATATAATTTTTTATGAGGATTTGTTGGGGATGCAAAATCTATACCATCTCCAATAGGATCCTTAATTTTCATAAGTAATTCACACCCAACCTGTAATGGAAGTGAAGTATATAAAGATCCCACCCTTTCTTGAGTATCCTCTTTATTTTCTACAGCTCCTGATGTACTAATAATAGTTACTATACCAGTAATTTGTGGAGATAATATATTTTCATAATAATAGATATTACCTATTCTAAATTGACCTTCATATAGATCAACTACACGTTCACCATCCGCAGAACGTATCTTAAATATTTCATACTTTGAACCTTGTACTGCCATTATGCTATTCTCCTACTAGATGATGGTAAGGGAGGAGGAAGTGGTATAGAACTATTTACACTATTAGTTGCAGACTTTACAATTTTTTCCACTTCTACAGGCATAATAATAGTTTTAACATTCATATCTTCCATATTACCTTTCAAATCACCAACATATTTGTTCACTTTGGTTATTAAACCTTTAGTAGATGATTCTAAATTTGTGCCAATAGGACTCAAATTTCCAGTCATTTCACCAGCAACATTTTCACCAGAACCACCACCTCTTCCTAAAAGTTTACTCGGATCTAATGATAAAAGACTATTAAAAGTATCTTCTGATTCTTCATTATCAATTTCTTCTTTACTTTCCTTTTCTATCTGTGCTATTTCTCTTTTATCTGCAGCATCTGAATTCAGTTTGTCTGGTTTTAATTTTGATACTTCCGTATTTGTCGTAGATTTTGATATAGTTTCATTTTTAGTTGATTTTTTCTGAGAATTATCTTCGCCACCAGGAATCTCAAGACTATTAATTTCTTTTTCTAAAATAGTATTAGTATCTGCTAAAGCACCAACATTTTTTTCTGCTTGTTTCTTATTGAATAAACTACCTACCCAACCACCAAAACTCATCAATCCTTTTGCTATGGTACTTATTACTTTCCATGTTACTTTTATAAGAGGTTCAATAAACTTATAGGCACTTTTTAAATTTTCTATAATTGCAGGTAATTTTTCTACTAACCAACCCATCAAAAGATAACCAAAGAAATTTAATATCCTATCCTTCATACTCATAACTGTTCCAGTTACATTACCCAATACACCTTTAACACCATCACCCTTACCTTTACCTTCAATTTTCTTTTCTTCGGCAGCTCTTTCTGCCTGTAATCTTTGCCTTCTAACTAAAACAGATTTTTGTTTATTTAATTTTCCTATTTTTTCAGTATTCTCAGTTAATACACTTCTAATACTAAGCGCAGTAATTTTTAATTTGTTACCTTGTGCTGTGCTCATTATATTATACGTATATACCTAATTGTTCCATAGCAAATGATATTTCAGAATTACTAATATCAGATGCAGGAGTAGATGGAAGCGAATCTTCAGTTCCTCCTCCAGATTGCCCACCTTGATTAATAATATCACTTCTCTTGATAGTCTCCATTATTTCTACACCACCTTTTGTAGGTGCCTGTAAATTCTTGGATTTAACATTTTTACCAAAATCCATACTTGTGGCAGTATCCACCACTTTCGCATAATCACTCTCTATACCACTAATCTCAGCTTGTTGTTCTCCTCCCTGAGCACTTTGACCTTTCTTATGATCTCTCACCATAGTTCCAGCATCAAGAGCAAGTGACACAGCAGTTCCAACACCAGGAATCATGGATGCTGCTCCAGAACCTAATTCTAATGCTGCACCCATCCAATCAGGAGGATTTGATAAAAGTCTTCCTGCTGCAAATGCTGCACCCATACCTAATCCAACAATTGGAATCTTCTTAAGGAAACTCTTTCCTCCAAATTTACCCAATCCTTTAAGTAATCCCTTTCCACCAGTCTTTGCTATTGCCTTCGTTGCCTTAACAGCATTTTTTGCTCCTTTTAGACCAGCTTTACCAGCACTCATTACACCTTTTCCAATATTCTTCGCACCACCTGTTATGAATTTACCTACACCTTTTACTGCCTTCATTCCCTTTTTACCTAAAAGAGCAGTTGCAGCACGTTTTGCAATTTTTCCAACATTCTTATACTTAAAAATAGATTGTGCTAATTTAACAGCTCCCTGAACAGCTTTAATAACTCCTTTAATAAATTTAACAACTGCTATAACTTTTTTGACAAGTTTAACAACAATAACTCCACCTACAAGAACTCCAAGACCAATTAAAATTTTCTTTCCATGATCTTGTAAAAACTTAAAAAATCCTGTAACTGCTTCTTTATTATTGGATAACCATGTTAATGCTTTATCTGCTAAAAATCCTGCTGCCAAATTACCAAAGAATCCCATAATTTTATCAAGAATTCCCTTTGCAGGTGATAAAACTGCACCAAATGCATTATTGACTTTTGTGCTTATTTTATTAACTGCTTCTAATCCTGATTCAATTCCACCTCTTTTTTTAGATTCTGCAGATGCCTTCAAATTTGCTATTTCATTTTCCCTTTGAATGATTCTATTTCCAAAATCTAATGCTAGTGCATTACCAATATCTTCAAGTATCCTACTAACTTCTTCTAATGGGCCGCCACCAAATGGATTCTGATGAATTTTAACGATCCTCTTAAGCATCGTAATTTTCTTTTCATTCGCAGCAACCCTTGATTCTAAACCTATTCCTTCTGAAGTAATAGTATCTTCAGAACTAGGGACAATAGAACCAGATGATGAAATCATGGAACTACTGGAAGATATCTTTGCTTTTGATTGTCTAAATAATGCCTTCCTGTCACCACTAGATAAATATTCTCCTCCTTTAGTGGTTCCAGAACTCCATATTGGTTCTTTACCTATAGTTTTTTTAGTACCACCTTTTGCAAGTGCTGTAGCTCCACCCCCCACTATTGCTCCACCTTTTTTACCAGCAGCCAATGATCCAGCTATTTTTGATCCTTTTAATAATCCTGCTACTGCGACCATTTTATTTTACATTCCTCCTTTTTGCTGATGCTTTAGGTTTTCTTCCTCAATATATTGTTGGAGAAGGGAGACATATATTTCTCTTTCCCAAGGTATCATGTTTTCAAGCTCTGTTAAGCTATATTTATGGTGCTGCATGAGGGCAAAATTAGTTCTATAATAATTTTCTAAACTCTCATGTGCCAGAGCTAACTGAAAAAAGATGCCAATCCCTCAATTACCACTTCACTCTCAACCTTTGTATTAGGATTTGTAATTTTAATTTTGTGAGATAATTTAGGCATCGTCTCAAAAAATGCCTCAATGTCTTTAAATTGCTTAGAATTCATAGATTCTACAAAATCTTTCAATTCTTTTTTAGTGCAATCAGAAGCACTCCAAGATTCTTCCTCATTATATACCTGCTTAATACAGGACATAATAACATCTAACGATTGATCTACTTGAGCTTTCTGACTATCCGTTTCAAAGTTAGTTTCAATAAATTGATCTAAAGATGGGTAATTCATCTGAACCGATAAATTATCATCTAACTTAATAATATTAGTATGTTTAGGATTTTTTTGAATCTTAATAGTATCAATATCAATCTCAACGGGAACTTTAGTTTGACCATCATCAGGACAAGTCACATTAACTTCTACACTTTCTCCCACAGATTTTCCACGAACATTTAAAAACAAATATTCAATATCAAATGTTGACATTTTATCAACCTTAATACCTCTTGTTATAACACAATTATGAATAACGGTTTTAATTGCTTCAGTAATTTGTTTTGTATCTTCAGACTCTAATGCCATAATTAGAATCTTTTCTTCTCTAACTAAAAAAGGTCTATATCTAATCTTTTTATTACTAGATGGCAGCACCAACTCATAAGTCGGTGCAGAAATTTTTGGTAAAGGCATAATACTTAATACACTTCAGTAACGTTATTTATCATGCTAAAAGATAACGATCATAGGCAAACTGAACACTCACTTTTAAAACATCAGCTCCACCATAAGATACAGGAATTGATGTCATTCCTTTAGGAAAAGCATTAATAAATTCATAAACAATCTCATTATCATAATTTCTATCAAATTTTGCAATTGATAAAACACCTGCCTTATATCCAACATTACCTCTACCCAATTCAGGATTGCTCATAGGATAATTAAATCTCCGATAATACCTATGTTCATCCGTTTTATTTACATTTGCTACATTATTATCTCCAGCAATATAATCCATCCAACCTTCAAAAAATTTAAGTACATTATAATTCCTATCAATATAAAAGGTAAAATCACTTTCAATATAAATTCTGGTATGTGCAAATTGTTGATTAATTCCTTGAAAATTATCCTTAACTTCAGATGTGGCAAATGAACTAGTAGGTAATGATGCCTCAGAACACATTATACCAATACCACCATTAAGATATTCTCTACTTACTCCATATTGACCTGCAATATAATTCTTCAAATCACCAGTAATACCAGAAATATTAACCTGATATTGATTTGTCAATGCCAAATTTGCAATATTGGTCTTATTTAAAAGACCCATTTTCATATTTTCTATTACAGCTGCCATAAATAACCTTATATTATTTTTATATCATAAACTATTTAGATGTCTTATAAGGGAAAATACAGGCCCAATAATCCATTAAAGTATAAGGGTGATTACAGGAACATTATTTACCGTTCCTTATGGGAACTAAAGTTTATGAAATATTGTGACTCTAATCAAAATATATTGGAATGGGGAAGCGAAGAGTTTTGGTTACCATATAGATCACCCTTAGATAATAAAGTTCATAGATACTTTCCAGATTTTTATATTAAGGTAAGAGAAACAACTGGAAAAATCAACAAAATGATTATTGAAGTGAAACCTAAAAGACAATGTAGTGAACCCAAACGTCCTAAAAAGAAAACAAGAGGTTATATTTACGAAGTTCGTGAATATGCCAGAAATCAGGCAAAGTGGAAGGCAGCACGAACTTACTGCCTTGATAGAGGATATGAATTTAAGATACTAACAGAAAACGAACTAGGTATAACTAAATGACATCCAGTTACCCCACAGACGATAAACATAATAGAATTCGTGGTGTTGTAGATAATTTAATAGGAACAGAAGATGCTGATGATTTGATGATGGAATTGATGGAAGCTCTTAATAATACTGTTACTCCTGTGCCAGATGTGGGTAAGTATTATGCTTTTGTTTATAATCCCAAAACACCAAACATAGAATATGATGCTCATCCATTAGTGGCAGTCACAGATTTGTTCCGTTGGGGGTTTCGTGGTATTAACTTTCATTGGGGTGGATATAGACAATATACATGGAATGAGGTGGTCGGACAGTTATATGAAATATACCCAGAGGAACTTGCGGATGCAAGAGAAATACCTTTTGGCAAAACGGGTCTAAATAGTTAAAAATATAGGTCGATAATGGCAGATACATATACAGTAATGGGTGTAACGTATGATATGGCGACGGGTGCTCCTGCTAAAAATGATGCAGGATATTTAACTAGAGCAAATCAAATTGCTATACAAAAAGATAAATCTAAGGATATGGGAGGTGGTGTTGGTCTTGATGCAAATTATAAAAAAGAAGAACAAAAAGAATTTGAAAAAGCACCAAAATCAGAAGCAACAAAACCACCATTTGAAGCTAAAGAAACAAAAGGAAGAAGTGGAGCAAATGAAAAATTACCTCCAAATTTAAGATATCCTTATAGTACCATAGATGATACTCAAGACTTTATAAAATTTTCTATTTTTACATATAAAAGATCTGGAGTCGTAACAAGAGGATCCACAGTTAGAGAAGAACAAGAGAAATTAAAAGCAGATGCTTTAGGTAGTATTATTTTACCAATTCCAGCACAACTTACCGATTCTAATTCAGCACGTTGGAAAAGTGGTGATATGAATTTTCTACAAGAACAAGGATTACAAGCTGCACAAGAAGGAATGAAAGGAGATATGGAAGCAGTTGGTAGAAATGTTAATCAATTAGTATCTGATCTAAAAGCAAGTCCTGTAGTAAAACAATATTTTGCTACACAAGCACTTAATAGTCTTGGTGGAAATATGTCTATGGAATCAGTAATGGCAAGAAGTAGTGGAGAAATAATAAACCCTAATATGGAATTATTATTCTCTGGTCCAAATCTAAGACAATTTACTTTTCAATTTAAATTCACACCAAGATTTCAAAGAGAAGCACAAACAGTTAGAACCATAATGAAAGCATTTAAAAGAAATATGGCTCCTAAAGGTGCTGGTGGATCAATGTTAAAAACACCAAATATATTTGAAATTCAATATATAGGAAAAGCAAGAAAATACTTAAACAGAATCAAAATGTGTGCTCTCCAAAATGTCGGCATTAATTTTACTGGAGATGGAACATTTGCTACTTATCAAGATGGTTCTCCAATTTCATCATCCATGACACTTCAGTTCCAAGAACTCACACCAATTTATAATGAAGATTATGCGGGTTATGATGATAATTCAGATGGAGTAGGTTACTAAAATGGGATATTTCAGAGAACTACCAGATTTAGAATATCAATCATTTTTAAGTGATAGTATTTCTTCTCAAAGTTACTTAAAAGTTAAAAACTTATTCAGAAGAAATAAATTACGGGATGATTTACAAAACAGTTTTACTGTATTTGATAAGTATGAAATAATGGATGGTGCAAGACCTGATACAGTTGCGGAAGAATTATTTGGGGATTCTCAATTAGATTGGGTTGTTCTTATAACTGCTGGTATTATTAATGTAAGAGATGAATGGCCATTATCTAATCAAGAATTATATAAATTTACTGAAACTAAATATGGATTTAAAAATATTAATGAAGTTCATCATTATGAAACTACAGAAGTTAAAGATTCTTTAGGAAGATTGATTCTACCTGAAGGTAAAGTAGTTGATTCTAATTTTACAATACCAAAACCAGATACTTCTAATGAAGAAACAGCAACTTTAAATCCTGTTATAGGTATTAGTAATTTTGAATATGAAACAATTAAAAACGAAAAGAAAAGATCAATATATATTTTAAGAAGATTATATCTACAACAATTTTTAAATGATATGAGAAATATTATGGTATATCAACAATCATCTCAACGTATTAATGATAGATTAGCAAAAACAGAAAATACTAAAATCTCAATATCATAAAAAAAGACCCCCGAAGGGGTCTTAAAATATTTTAACTTTCTGCTAATTTAGCAAAATAAGATAACGTATCATCTTCATCATCTTCTACAGGAGAAGGTTTTGAAGCTACAGCAGCAGTAACTAATTGCTCTGCAGAACCACGATCATCATCTTC